CCTTTAGCATCTTTGTGTGTGGTGCCGTGAAATATAGTACCGTCTTTTTTAAAATGTGGAACACCTTTCATAATATTATTTTTTAGATTTGTTACCCCAATTTTTAGCACCAACTTTTCTACACTTTGCAATAGCGCCACTAGCATATGCTGACGGGAATACTTTATACCTTGCTTTTACTTTTTTATAACATGCATCTTTTGCCATAATTATTTTATTTTTCTTTTTACTATTGTTCTGCCTTTTCTTCTTTTTACTTGTTTTTCTTTTTTATCTTTTTCATTTTCTATTCCTAATTCCCATGATCCCCATCCCATCAATAATGCCGTGCTTTGCCACCATTCTGCTTCATCACTCATTGCCGCTTCTATATTTTGTGCTTTTCTTAATGCTCTGTCTAATGGAACATTAGTTGTAGCAGATATTATATTCGCTCCCGCTGATAATGCTGGATTATCTAATTTAGGTTCAAATATGTTTTCAGGTGTTGTATAACCTAATGAATATCCTGCGCCTCTTAACTTACTTACTTTAGAATATATAGGGGGAGATATTGTTAATGCTTTCCACGCAGCATCTTGAAAATTAGGTCTTGGCCTATTCATTCTATTTGCAATATCCGTAGCTATATTTTTTACCGCCACAGCTGCATTACCAGTCATACCCATACCCCTTAATAATGAATCAGCCATACCATTAGCTATTTGACTATATTTTTCAATTTCTTTTTCTTCTTCGTCATCTTCTGAAAATGCTAAAGCAAATAAAGCCTTTTGCATTGCATTAAATATTAAGTTTTGTATTGTACTATAATATATTATTTTACTAACTTTTTCCATTCTATTGCCCCTACCAGCAACTAAATCTTGTGCATTCTTTTTAATAATTCTATTATACTGCATTGGTGTATTAGCAAAAGCTAAAAATAATCTACCAGCATTACTCGCCTGTTGTTCAGATATTCTATCAGGCCTACTTGATTGTTGTGTTTCTTCAGTTATAGCTTTAAAATCTACAAATGCTTTTTCTGTAGCTTCAGTTTCAGATAAACCTTGCTTTATGTATGTTTTAATTCTATTTCTGTACATTGAAGCGCCACCTGATGCAATAGCAAAACTATCAGCTATTTTTGTAAATATAAATCCTTTATTTAATAATAAACTAATTGTTCCTTGTATTCCACCTTTTTCAGCAGCTAATGCTAATTCACTTTCATTTACATTAATTTTATTACCACCTCTTCTTTCTTGCAAGTAATCTGAATTAAATATAGTTTTAAAATCAGACCAATATTGTTTTTGATTTGCAAATGCTTTTGCAGCCTGCAAAGGATTATTATCGCTGAAGTTTAAATAGTTTATGTTAGATATTGTCTGAAGTACAGCAGATCTGGTATTTAAGAACATGATTGCACCAACAGAACCATTTACCCAATCCAAATAAGATTGTAAAACTTTGTCACCACCCCATTTTCTATTTGAACCAATCTTCATTCTTTCTAAAGTTTTAGTTAAATTAGTTACCCATTCTTTACCGTAAGCTGCTTCTAGTTTATTTAAATTTTGTTTGTTAAATATTTGATCAACATTGTTTTGCCAAACTTCTAAATGTTTACTTCTTTTAGATGAATTCATTAATGTTATTAAATCAGTAGCTATATTTCCAGCCATCCAATTATTTTCTGGTTTTTTATAACCATCACCTTTAGTTATGCTTAATAACTCGTCAGCAAACTGCAATAATTCTTTATCGCTTTTAACTTCATTAATTAACTCTCTAGCATCTGTTTTAGATAACCCGGGAACTTTATTGCCCTGTCTAGCCCATATAAATGCTCTTACAGCCTGATCATTCGTAAAATCACCGCCTTTAGTAAATTGTTTTAATTTTTTAGGTACATTGCTTAATTTTTTCTTCAATGCTCTAAAATCCTCAAACATTGCTGCTCTTTCTCGTGTTATGTTTTCATTAGCAACGTTATATGGTGTATATAAGTTATCTTGATAAAACTTTAATTGTTTTTCACCTTCTTTGCCTTTAGCTAATGTTTTATGCATCAAACCAGCAAAATCTTCAGCACCAGGTGGTACAAAATAATCGCCAAAACTTTTTCTTACTGTTTTTGCCCTTGCTTCTGCTTTAGCTTCACTAAATACTTTTTGTGCGCCTATACCTGTAGCTTTTTCTAAAAAGTTATTAAAATCTTTATTTAAATCTTTTGAATTATATTTTTCTTTAATTTTATTTTGTATTGTTTTTTCAACTTTTTCAACATTTTTAACAATATCAATATTACTTATATTTTCTTTGATATTTAAAATATTTTTAAGTCTTTGATTTGATTTTAATATAGGATTTTTAACGTTTTTTTCATATATAGAGTTATCAAAATTAGATTCTACTAATAGATATTGTTCTGCTTGTTTTTTATTTTTAAATCTAAAATATTTAGAGGTATTAGTCCTACCTTCTTTATCTATTATATCAAATTGTTTTTTATATCCATAAATACCAGAAAAATCTTCTACAATATTAGAATCAAATTTACTAGAAATAATAGATAGTAAGCTTTCAAAGGACTGTTGGCTGCTGGATTTAACATGTTCTAATTTAATTGTTTTGCCGGCTTTGCCAAAATAAAACCCATTTAATATTACTAAATCTCTTTCTCCTTTAATATTACTAGAGTTAAATCTTTTTAATTTTATCATATAATCAAGCCTGGACTCAAATTCTTTTTGATTTTTAGAACTATATAGGTAGTCTGTTAAAAAATTATTAAAAGCATTATAAGTATTTTTAACATTAGTATTTTGTTGTTTTAATGCTTCTAAATTATTTTTAGCTATTTGTATTTTTTGTTCTTTTGTTTTAGCTTTTGAAATTTCTTCCTGTAATTTTTCAAATTTTGTTGCAGTTATAATTTCTGTTATATTATTAAATAAATTACTAGTTTTTTCAGAAATCCAATTTGCTTTTTTATTTTTTCCAAAATTATCATAAAATTTTTGTGTTTTGCCATCCCCGGTTGATCTTCTATGATAACCAAATAATCCTGTAAAAAAAGTTTTATTACCTTTTAATAAATTACTATTCAAAGGTAATAATTCAGATAATTTTTCACTATGCCCTTTAAACTCATCAGTTATATTTTTATCATTTACATTTAGTCTATTTTTTGATATATTTTTTAAAGTTTCTGAATCTTTTAATTTAAAAGATAATTTATTTTTATCTATTTATTCATATAAATTAACTTTATTTATTTCAGAACTAAATCTACTCCCTTGTTTTCCTAAATTAACTTGATTTTCTATTGCGTCTTTTATTGCAGAAGATAATTCATTAACATCTATACCTTCTAAATCATTTTCATTTTCTAAATAAGAATTAATAACATCAACCGCAGCTTGTGATTGAGCACTAGTTACTTTGCCTTTTAATGATTTTTTAAAAGCTGTTATAGCTTTACTTATAGCTTCAGCAAAAGTATTACCTGCTTGAATTGCTGTTTTTAAAGTTTTAAGAGCAATTTTAACACCTTTTGTTATAGGTATTATTCCTGACTGGAGAGTTGTTTTTTCAAAAGTTTCTATTTGTTCTATTGCTCTATCTATTTTTTCTAATAACTTTGGTATTGCACCCTCAGGTATCTCTTTACCTTGCAGTTCTTGTCTTTCTAAAAATTCTTTTTGAACATTAGGATCAGCTAAAACTTCTGCTATTGCATCTTTACCTATTTCTTGTGATAATATACTAGCTAACCTTTTCTTTTTAGCTCTTAAACCATTTAATGCACCTTCAGTATAAAAATTAATAAATTCTTGTTTAGTAGGTGTTTTATATTCAAATACGCCTTTACCAGCGGCATCACCTTCTTGCATTGTTTCTCTACCAACTTGCTTAGCCTCAAACAAAGCTAACTTATTTTTCACAGAATTAGGGATAGCTTTAATTATAGCATCGTAGTTAACATCCATAAATGTTGTAAACCTACTGTTTTGTTCTTGTTTATTATTAAAGTTGCCGCCCATTTCTTCAAGAACAGCATCAGCTATTTTAAAATCAGCAGCTTTATTTATAGCGGTTAGTATTTCATTTTTATCTCTACCGCTTTTTTCTATTATACCTGGTAATTTACCTTTTAATATTTGTGTAGCATCTTTTTGTACAGATTCTTTTGTAATGCCGGCTATATCTCTTAGCTGTTCTTTTGCTTTTGGCTCTGTTCTTACAAAATCTAAAACCTCTTGAGTAGTATCGTCTAATTCAATTCTTGATTCTCTTATTTCAGTTACATCTTGTGTAAACTGTTCGCCTAACACTCTTTTCGATGCTTCTATAGCTCTAGCTGGTAAAAATTTATTTATATATCCTGCTAATGGTCTTCCGCTGTCTGGTTTATATTCTCTTATTAAATCTAAAATACCTCTTTCACCTGTTTCAATTTCATCTCTTAAAAGTTGTTCATCATAATTAGGTGCTTCTCTTCTTTTTCTTACTAAATTATTGGTAATAGGTTTAAACTTTTCAAGTATTTCAAATGCCCCATCTACGCCTTTTTCGTCATATATTTTTTGTACTTCGTCAGATGCTTTTTTATTTTTACTTTCTTGTACTTTTTGTTTTACTTCTGTATTAGTAACATTAGGCCCAAAGTTTAACATTAATATAATGGCTTTTTGCTCGTTATATTGTTTGTCTACTTTTTTTTCTTGTTTGCTAATTATTTTATCAATTTGATCTTTTACTTCAACATCTTTAGCTAAATTTTTTTGTCTTTTTAATTCTGAAATTTTAAATTTATTTTCAACATATTCAGATAATTCAGTATTATCAAATGACTCAAGAACTTGTTTATTTAATATTTTGTTATTTACAACACTTTTTTGCAGCTCTAATATTTCATCTAATATAGCTTCATTAGGAGCCTTAGCGTATAAATTTTCTAATTCTTTAATTTTTTTAGCGGACTCTAAAGTTTGTTTTGTTGCAGCAGTTGGAGAAAGTTTTTCTAATGTATAAGACTGCATAGGCGGGTTATTATTCATACTAGCCAAAGGTGCACCTATTATAAAACCTGTAATAAAAGTTTCAAATCCTCTTTCTACTATATCTCCTACATTATAAGAACCATCTGGATTTCTATACATATCAATATTTCTATTATCCCCCCACTCATAATCTATACGTCTATTTACTTCTTGCGCTAAATTTTCAGAAGCCCCTTCTAAAGTACCTCCTGTTATAACTTTTCCAGCTAAAGTTTTAGTAGCATTTTTATATAAATTTTTAGCAGCATTAGGTGTTATTTTTGAAAAAACTGTATTACCAAATCCTTTTAAAATACCTCTTGTAACCAACTCGCTAACTAATTCCACCCCACCTTGACCTGTTGATATAGCTAATGTAGATAAATCACCTGCCGCGTTTGGGTCCGCATCTGTTTTTTCTTTATATGCACTTCCTGATGCAGAAGCAAATAATGTTGCCATTCCGGCAGGCCCCGCGAAAACAGACATCACACTAGGTAAAGCTTCTATAACATTATCTGTAATTTTATCTAAACCGTCTAAAGCATTTCCTTCTTCGCTAAAAAATTCATCATATACAGATCTATCAGCTTCTTCATAAACAACATCTTTCATTTTGCTAGAAAGATCTTGAATTTTGCTAGTTCCAGCTCTTAAAGGTTCTAGTAGTCCTGTGAAATCTTCTTGTATATTATTTAAAAGCAGATTCTGTTGTTCCTGAGTAATTTTGCCTTGTTCAACTAATTGAGTAGATCTGTATTTTGTTGCTGTTTCAGATACACCTTTTATGTATTCTAAAGCTTTTGTACCAAAATCAGAAAGACTTGCCGCAAATCCAATTTGTTTTCTAAATGGAATAAAACTACCTGGAAGTCTTGTGCTAGCTAATTCTTTTAGTGAATCCGAAGAACCAGGATCCGAAGTGAAATCCATATCGGGCGCTACAGTTTCCTCCACAACCGCACCCGGTGTTGTGGGATCTGTCTTTCCCGGATCTCCATTTTTCATAATTTGAGCGCCGGGAGAAATAGAAACAAATTTATCTACTTCATTTTCAGGAACATCGTATTCCTTATTATTATATAAAACTTTAATCATAATTAATTTTCTATTAGAAATTGATTTCTATAATTATCTTGAAATTTAGCATATGCTTCATCTATATTTTTCTTACTTTGCAATTTTGTTTTTTGTGCAGAAGAATATTTTGTAGCATCTATTATTTCAGTAAAAAATTGTCCAAATTTTTCTCTATTGGTTAAATCTATTGATTGATCTTTTTCTTCTGGTAATTTAAGAACTATTTTTGATATATCATCTGGCTCTCCGGGTCTTAGCGGTCCAAAAGGAATTGGTCTATCATATCTAGCTCCAAAACCTTCTTCAGTAACGCTTTTTATTACTATATCACTATACATACCCGCTGGATCCATCAAAAATTCTTCAGTAAATTCATTAATATCTTTTTCTTCTGTATCTTCTTTACTTTCAGTACTTGATATTTTATCACCAACTCGTGGAACTTTTTCTAATATTTTATCAGTAAAAGCTTCTTTTACTTTATTTGTTTGTTCAGGCGTACCTTCCCAAGAGCCATAGCCATATCTTTCTCCATTTTCATCAACTAGAATATCTTCATAAATTTGTTTACCTCTTGTATTAATTATATCCGTGCTAAAATCTTTAGTTAATGTTTGTTTCCAAGTGTTAATATTATTATCTGTTAAATATCTATAACCATTTTTTGCACCAGTAGCAAAAGCTTTTCCATCTTTAGTTAAATTTGCAGCATATTTATCTATTGATCCTTGATCTTGTTCCCAGGAATATTTTGTTTGGGGTCGATATAAATTTTTATCATCAAATATATCAGACATTTTCATGCTTACTTTATTCATAGGTATGTCATCAATATTTTTATAAGAACCATCCATGTATTTATCAAAATCAACTTCGTAATATTCTATATATGGCTGTAAATCTTCATCATAAGAAACATTAAAATTACTATTAACTAATGCTTTATCTCTTGACCATAGTTTGAAATCTTTATCGCTTTCTCTAATTTGTGTTATACTAGGCATTTCACCCTCAGCTTTTTCTTTTACCCAATTAGCAGCGCTTTCTGAAATTAATAAAGCATTGTTTAATTTATTTTTCATCGCAGAATGACCATCAAAATCCAAAACAGTTCCATCTTTTCTTGGTTTTTGTGTTTTAAAATCTACTTCATTTTGGTACCACATGTTTGCCAATTCATTATATGATTGCTGTGTTTGCTCTCCTGGGTTAGGATTGGCTTTATATAAAGAATTTTTATATTTTAATTGGCTGTCTAAAGCATCTGCTTTTATTTTATTTAATTTAGCAGCATCTTGTTGTTTTTTTAATTTATTAGTTTGTACAACTTTTGCAACAGCTATTGCTCCACCAGCTAACGCTTCTCCAAAACCACCCTTATATCTTATAGGTGTAGGATTTGCATATGCTCCGTAGTTATATGATCCGGGTGTTACTCTTGGTAATGCCATAATTATATTTATTTAAGGGTTTTTAAAGAAACTAGCAGCGGAATCTATTAAACTGGTTGTATTAGTGCCCATTGCGCCTAAAGCATCAGCTCTTTGTTGCCCAAATTGTTGTACTAAACTAGCTTGCCTAGACAAATCAGCAACATTTCTTTGTTCTCGAGCTTGAAATTGGAATGTTTTACCTAATATATCAGCTTCTTGTATTCTTTCAGACTGCGCTATTCTTTGCTGTTGAGCAAACTGTTCCCCTTGTGCTCTTAATCTAGTGTTTTGCGCTTCTTGTTGTTCTATTGTAGAGCTAACACTCATTTTGCTTCTTAATGCCGCCTGTGCTAACGCTGTTGCTCCACTAGCCCCAGCACCTGTAGCTCTTAGCGTATCTAATGTGTTTGCTAAAGATATATCAGTTTCTTCAGCTTGCATTTCAGCTGCTTTAGTTGCAACCTGTAAATTAGCAAATGGATTACTTACCATATTACTTAAATCAGTTACATTTTCATAAGGGTTTATTATAGGCTGCCTATCTTTAACAAGTTTATTTAATGCATCCTGAGCTTTGCCCTGTTGCTTTCTTGCTTTGCCCGCATTTATTGCACTGAATATTGCCATTTGTTATAAATTTTTTATTATTTCGTACGATGGTTTTTCATCAACTAACCATCCTAATTTTTTATGTAAGTTTATTAAACTTTTGTGTCTGCCAATCGTAAATACATGTTTTATACCTTGATCTTTTAAAACACGCTCTACAGCTTGAATTAAGAGCGTTATCGCGTCTTTTCTGTCACTTTCTCTATATTCTGGATTAGATATTATCCATTCAAGTAAAGCGGCCTTAGAATTGGTCATATATACATAACCTGCTACTATACCAACATTATTTTTTTCAACTATAAAACCAGTATCTGGTAAAAAAGTTTTAGGAGGGGCTTGCCATTCCGGCCATGCATCCCACCATTTCACTAGTGTACTGTAGTCCTCATCATTGAGTCTACGAATATTTAATTTCATTTAACTTGATTTTGTTATATTATGCGATACAGTAAATAATTCAACACCTGTAGTGGCCCTATTTTCCATTTTTACTGTTGTAAAAAATCCTTTTAAACCCGATGTACTAAACTGTAAGCCATTGTCTCCTGTAATCTGTCCGTCGCCATCACTTGTATCTTTATTCATTAATTGAGAATAGTATTTATTTTCTTTTTTAACAAATTGTGGTATTATATCTCCAGATAAAGTTGTATCATCTGAGCCAGATATTTTGTAAGATTGTATATTTAAATCTGTAATTGATGTTTCCATAGACCAATTACTATCACCTTCATAATTTATACTATTAAAGTTTTTAACAAAAGAAGGTTCTGCATTAGCCACAAAAGTTATATGAGAAGGTGAAAATGTATTATTATTTAAATAAAAATTATTATAATCAACATCATCACTGTAATGTTTCCACAAATTATTGCTATTTAAACTATAAAAATCTTTATTTAAACTAAAAACAAAATCTGGTTTATATATATAAAAACTTACCCAGCCTCTAACATTTTCATCAAAAACTAAAGTATTATAACCTCCTTCAATTTCATTTGTAGGGCCTTGCAATGAAACAACATATTCTTCAGAGTGATCATCATAACCGCCAACTATCTTAGTTACGTTTTTAAGATTATCTCTAAAATAATCTCTCATGCCATTTGCTGATATTTCAGTAATACCGTCTCTTGATAATCTAAGTATTGCTCCTCTACTTTTATCAGCAAAATATTTTCTACCACCTTTAAAGGCAAAACTTTCTGGATTTTTACTAATACCATATTTTCCTAAATAAGGTATTACTTGACCAATCACAGCGGCACCTGATGCCGTAAGCTGTCCTCCTTCAGCAGTAAATAATGCATCTTTATCAATTAAAGCATAACTTACTTTATCTTCTTGTAATATATTTAAGTTAGTGTCCTCAGCATGTAATTTCTGTATACTACCATCTGCAGGATCAACAGCCCTTGTTATAGGCTCACCCCCACTAAATACATTTGTTCTATTTATATCTGTTCTAGAATTATAAATACCAGAATATATTAAAGCATTTTCTCTTGTTGTTTCGGCATATGTATCGTCTACTAAATGCGCTTTAGGCCCAATGCCTACAAATGGCTCATTATAGCCGCCTTTTATTCTTGCTTCTTCTACATACAAAGTGTTTGTAGTTTCTGATCTTAAAATAAATGTATTAAAAAATTGAACTTCAACTGTATAAGCCATATTATAAATTATTACATTTTTTATTACTATTTTAACCTATTTGTTTTACTACAACAACACCACTACTAGTTGTTTTGAATACAAATAATGGCTCATTAGCTTGGCAATAGGAAGGACCACACATAGAATGGAAATTTCCGCCTGATCCGTTTGAAGCAGCCCCACTGTTAAATACAGCTGTTCCTGTTGCTGAGTCGTAAACAGTATCTCCTATTTCAGGTAAATTACCAGCAGGATTGCCGCTTGTATTTTCAAAATAAACTTGCACAAGCGTTGGTTCATTTACAGCAGTAGACGCAGATGTATAACCACTATTACTTCTCCAAAAAGCTGTTCTTGATGCAGAGCTAACGGTTATGCTTAAAGTATCTGAAGCTGTAGCATTTGCAATATCAGAAACTTGAATTGTTAATGTATAAGAATCACCTGATGTTACACTAGAGGCTGTACTTAGTACTCCTGTAGAGGCATTTATACTAAATTTACCAGCGCTATTACCACTTGTAATAGAAAATGTTAAATTATTAGTATTTGCACTTGTTTTGGCACTTCCGTTTGTACCTGTTATTGTTCTAATTGCTGTTCCAGATATTGTAGATGCTGGTATAGTTAAAGCAATACCTACATTTATTGTTGGGTTGCTATTTGTAACGGATATAGATTTATCTTGTATTAAAGTATTTCCTCCATTATCTGTAACTTTTATTCTTATAGTATAATCATCTGTATTTGTATTTGTAAATTCAAATGCTTCACCAGTTAATAAATTACTTCCGCTTATTGTAAACGCGCCGGATCTGTTTGTTCCATTTGCATCTGTTATAGATATAATAGTATAAGATGGTGTATTTACAGGATTACTATTTGTGTCTGTTGATGTTATTGCAGCTACAGTGCCACCGCTTGCTGTTGCTTCTGCAAAAGATGAAGCTGATAAAGCTATACTTGAAGGCACAACACCTAATGTTTCTGTTATAGCAGCATTTAAATGTGAAACTAAACCGGCTGTTGAAGTTACATAATAAATATCTAAAGCAGATTTAAAAGGATCAGTTTCTAATACAACTAAATTATCAAAAGTAGTGCTAGAAGCGTGATTTCTTCCATATCCATCTGGCAATTCAGCCAATAAAGGTCCTTTTTCATTTAAATAAAATTCATCAGTACTACTTGAACCAAACCCCTGTTCTTGGTTAGTTCCAATTGAAATAACATCAATAAATGAATTTCCTGATTGTTGTGTTTGTGTACCAGTTAAATCTAATATTTTAGGTAATAGTCTAGTTTGTGAACCTTGCGTACCTGTTTCGGTATTGACATCAGTTACGTCTCTAGGCACTTTATTTACATTGTCTCCATGCAACACTAGCCATGATCTTACATTACTTGTGGGTATATTATCAACTATTGTTGGAGCATATACATTATAATATTCTTGTTCCGATTGTTTAATTACAACTTTATAAGAATACCAACCTAACGGATTTGTATCTGCTTGATAAGCATCGCCTATTGTATTATTAAAAGTAATTTTTAGTGCAGAGTGTGTCCAAGAACTTGCTCCATTTGTAACAGTTCCTGTTTTAGGGTCTACAAATGTAGTGCTAGTCGTTGGTAAAAATACTGTTGATTGTCTTCCATATCTATCAGATAAAACTAAGCCAACAGAATATTCTCTATTTGATTTTACTGAAGATAATAAATATTGATCATTGAATTTTGTTTGATCACCATTTGTTATTAAAAATGAACTTTTATTAACGGCAGTATCTAATGATCTATTTTGTTTAAAATTACCATAAATAACTCTATTTCCACTAACCTCTTGTGCATGAGCTTTTACAGGTATAACATCTGAAATTCTAATTAATTCAGATTCTGGTAAAGTTTGTATAGGCTTTATTGAGTTATATATATATTTATAACCATATATTAATTTACTAATATTGTTAGATATAGGCTCAACCCTATGCGTTATATCGCTTTTAATTTCATTAAAATTTAAAGTTTCTACAACTTTCAAAGCGGCACTATCCGATTCAGAATATAATATTTGTATTTTTTTAATTTGCATTTTATCATCATAATCAGCTACATTATTAAAAAAATATAATCTTGTGTTATTTATAATTGATGGTGAAACACTAGTACTTGTAGTTAATGTTGTTGTTTTATTTCCACCATTTACAATATATTCATCACCTTTAGCAGTTAATAAAATATCATTATCAGATATTGAACCATTAGGATTATCTATATTATGACTAGTACCAGTTAATATTCCATTTGCATCACACGCACCAACATTTGATTTGTCAATATTAGAAGGCAAATCAATAAATAAAGCAACTCTATTAGCTAGATTTTGCATTGATTCCACTATTGTTTCTTTTACAGCGTTACTTTCATCTGTAGATGACAATATACCCGCGTCGTTCGCAACAAAAGTTGCATTATTAAAATTTTTACCTTTACCGGGATGAAAGCAAGTTTGTGTAAATGGGGATATTAACGAATATTCATTATTTTCATATTGAAATCTATACGCGAATTTAACAAATTTATCTCTTATATGCAAACTACCGACATCAGAGCTGCTCTCAGCGCTCATGGTAACCTTAGGGGGAGATGGCGGAGAATATTGTGCAACACTAATTTTATCTTCTAAATAATTATCATTAAGATAAAAAGTGCCAATAGCCTGTCCTGTTGCTTGAGATAAATTTATTCTTCTTGGTTGATTATAATTATCAGTCCAAAATAGTAAATTATCAATTAAATTAACATGTAATACAGGATGATTTTTTGAAAAATTTAATCTAAAGCTATCTATTATAGCTTGCGGAGAGGTATTTGGTTGATTTGCATTCCAATAATATATAGCGCAAACTGTAGGAGTGCCGTTTATACTTGATGTAGCATATGACATATCTTTAGAACTTACAGTATCATTGCCTGTAAAATTTGTTACAAACCAAAATATTTCACCAGTCAAAGAAACTTTATAATAACCAATTGTTTCAACACCAGAAGCTAAATTAAGAGGCGTAGCATTATATGCATAATTATTTCCTTTAATATTCTGAACAGCACCCACATCAGAATTTTCAGATTTAGATATTTGTATATTTTGTGCATCTCTATACTGGCCGTTAGGTAATAATCTATCATCAAGGTCTTTATTCATTTTACCTTGAAGAAAATTGTTTTTAATTTCTGGCATGTATTATTATTTAATTGTTTTAGCTTTCCCTCTCATAACCTGGGTAAGTTCACCTAATTTTAAACTAGATAATCTTAATTTTGCGTTTCGCATGGCTGCTCTTCTTTCTCTTCTAAATCTATTTATTATATATTCTGGAAAGTTTGCTTTTGCGCTTGCAACACCATAAGTTATATATTTATATATTGCGTCTTCAGCAAATTTATGTACTTTCATTTCAGCATCTGTTCCCATTCCATCAGATACATATTTTATTGTAATTACTTTTTCGGCTAAATCAGAGCTAAAGCCAATGCTTCCATTTGTTTCATCAATAATAAATACACCATTTTTTTGTGCAATTTCTGGTTCTAATCCAAATCTTTTACCAAATTCTATAATTCTTTCACTATTTCTATCTGCGTCATAACTAACATCTTCATTTGAAACTGCTCCGTTTATATTTTTAACATCGAATGCTTGAAATCTTGTATCTGTAACGGGTGTACCTGTTAACAAGCTATCATCATTATCATATAAGTAATTATAATCACTATCTTGTAATATTGATTGAGATGGTTTAGATGTATATCTTGCGGGATATATTATATGCTCAATACCTGCTTCATCAACGTGTGATATTCTCACATAATGCACGTAGTCCTGTGGCATCGGCACTGATAAGCTTGTGCCAACTTCTATTTCTTGTATTTTTTCAACTCTTGAAATATCATAGCTAAATTCTTGTATACCTCTTTTAGCATGAAATAACACATCGCTTCTTTTTGTTGCGTTTATTAATTTGCCATCCCCTACGTATGCAACCATATAGTTATTTATAATATCAGCTAATGGTGTATATCTATAACTACCTAATTTTTGTTCTTTAAGCTTTACTATTACAACATCACTCACCGCTCTACCTGTTGCAAATGTAATTACACCTGTGCTATTATTATATGAATACAGATCATCATCAATTTCTGAATTATTAACAAATATTAAAAATTTACTTTTAGCCGTTGGCAACGGATCAAATGTTAATGTAAAACTTGTTTGATTAGCTGTTGCTGTAAACTTTTGACTAGTATTATAATACTGATATGCTGTTTCCGTTATAAATGCCATTTATTATGAATTTTCTAGTTGTATTGTTTTATTTTCTTCTTGAGCTGCAGCTTGTACTATTGTAGTATCAGCTATTATTAATCCAGCATATTTTAATATACCTAATATTAATTGAACTTTGTCTGAATCATGTAGCGTAAAATCCACTTTACCTGTTGTAGGTATCACACTTCCACCTGTGCTTGTTGAAAATGTTAATGCACCTGTAGTAGTATTTTTTTCATATGCCCACACTGGGTCAGCAGGTGTTTTTATATATTCAATAAGTAAATTACCCAATGCCCAACTACCACTTGACAACGCTGGTTCCACAATAATATCCGTAGCTCTCTGATAATATACAGGAAATGATGTTGTAGGTTTTGTAAAGGGCGAAGATAATAAATAAGATAAACTTTTTTTATTTACTTTTTCTAACTGAATAGTTTTATTAGTTATACTAATATTTATTGTTTTATATAAATCTGTAGGTAAAGTGCCAATACCATTTGTTAAAGTAATATCAGCTTGCGCAAAAAAAGGATCTATTTTTTGTTCTATTTTTTCAGGTATATTACCATAATCTTCAACAGCTCTTCCAGCATTATGCTTTATAACTGCACGATTATAATCATAAAAATGTTGGTCTAGTATATCAAGTTGAACTTGAGAACCTATTTTATTAAATTCTTCAGGTGTTAAAAAACCTCTTGATTCTTTATTTAATATTGATAATACTGTTTTGTATACTGCATCAACTGATATTGCCATAATTTTAATTTATATAATGATTAAGCCGCCGTAGCGGCTCAACCACTACTGACTTATTTTAGTCTTTTTTCAATTGTTTGATAGATTTCAATACCCTCATCAGTTTTAAACCAAGCAGCTAAAGCTGAATATGGATTTTCATCAAATGGTACTGTAAATAATTTTCTATCATTACTTGCCCATTTAAATGTTCTTTGATCTGCTGAAAGTGTAATCAATCTATTTTCAACCGCTTTAATTCCTAAGTTTCTTATATTGATATTATCGTCATTTGCTAACTCTAAAAATAAAGCTGGATTTTGTTTAGCCATAATAAGTAAGTCTCTTTTTAACTCTTTGGATGTCATTTTTGAAACTTTGCTACCGGCCTCAGTTCTTACAATAGCCTCAGCATGTTCAATATCCATTTCCATTGCCGCTGATAATGCTTCAAATTCTAAACTTATTATATCTAAATCATCTGCAGCTACCGCTTCTGTATCAAGCTCTGCGTATGAACGATTTTTTTCTGGATGATAATTTGAAAGAATTTTTTGTAAAACTGTTTTTTCTTTTGATACATTTAAAACGCCGTCTCTAAATACAATATGGTCAAGTCTTATCTCGCCTTTAAATTCATCTACAAATGGTGTTTTTTGATTTAGTGTGTATTTGATTTCTCTTTCATATCCTTTTTCTTTGTCAAACCACATTATTCCTTTAGATTTTAATATATATACTATAGGTTGTTTATCGCCTAATAAATAATATTGTCTATCTTTTCTTTCCCAAGTATTTTTAACTACTTGTTGTTTTTTTGGTGGAGCAACCATTATTGGTTGTTCAACAGCCACCTCTGCTTTTTGTTTTTTTGCCATGATATAATATAATAAAAATGTTAATAGAGGTAAAAATTACCCCCGTAGTTACAACGAGGGTAAAATTTACTTTAAATACTACTTAAATAATACAAAGTTATTAGCAGCTTGAGTAACTAAACATCTTTCTGATAAATAATGAACACTCATTAAGTCATCACCCGATGTAGATGCTCCACCTACTGAACCCGTAATCCAAGATTTCATTTTCCTGTCATCTGCTTCGGAAGCTCTGTATCTTACGTGTAAGAAAGGTCTTCTAATGTTAGATCCTAAAATTTGATCGTATACAGATGAAGTTCCAGCTGGTACTAAAACACCTTTAATGTCCGCAAATAAACCTCTTGTAGACTTGTTGTTTAAGTATTTCCAGTCAGTTTTATAAAAGTCATAAGATCCTCTTCTAAATCCAGAAAAACCTAAATTTAAAGCCATATCTTGTGAATTTTCAAATACACCAAAAGATGTACCTCCACTAAAGTTTGCATTCACTGCACCAAGACCATCATCTAAAATTAGATTTGAGTTTCTATCTAAGAATAACATATTTTCTTCAATAGACCCTTGCTTATCTAATTCTTTTAGAATTAAATCAAAGTCAGAGATCACATCAGAAGATGCATCGAATGCATCTGTACCGACAATTCCTCTATTTTCTAACGCTGAGAATAAACCTTCAGTTCCTGAGTTAGCTCCTAAAATTGAATCAACACCACCTGCTGTTGTGGATTTTTCCGCTTCAATCATTGATGTTTCTAAATAATCTTCGAATCTTACTCTTGTGTCACCTTCAGCTTTTAAATACCATAAGTATCCATTTTGTCCACCTTCGCCTGATACTTCAACCCAACCAATTTGAGCAGCGTCAGAACCAGAAATTTCAAATTTATCTTTTAAAATAATTGGTTTATTTGTAAAAGACTCAAATTCTGGAGTTACTGATCCATCAATAGCCGGTTGTCCTTTTTTGAATTCAGAACCATAAACAAAGAATGAGCATTTATTCGATCCACTATCAGTTGCCGTATCAAACCCTGTAACCGCACCAACTGTAGCAGCTCCTGTATAAGGAATTACTGTTAAAGTAGTTAAGCCTGAGTTTACCTCTGATACGTAACATTTTATAATAGTTGGAGACGTTTGATTATCAGATAATACAATCGTTTGACCAACTCTTACAGCGTGAGTACCACTGCTTGCAATAGTTATTACGCCTGCGTCCGTAATAGAAGCATCTTCGTAAGCTAAGTGTAGTCTTCCTTGCTCAGACCAAATAACTTGATCAGAAGCCATAGGCATTTCCGCCCCGACCATTCTTAAAAACGAAGATACAGATCTATTTCCGTACTTTTCCACTTCTTCAGAGTATAGCTCTGGTAAATATTGTTGTGACCAGTTTGCCCCACTTGAACCATGGAAGTTTAAATAATTTGATGCTAGTACCGATTTACTTACATAAGGAGTAAGATCAGTCGGTAAACCAGCAGTAAAATTTACATTTGCCATTTTAATAATTTTTTAGTTTTAATAATTTTTTAGTTTTAATTTTAGCTTAGAATTACTATCGCCACTTATTGCTCTAACCTTAACGCCACTTGTTTCAACATAACCATCTGCAGTTTTTCTAGGATTCATATTAATGTTCTTAGCTTCTGCGGTTATTTGTTTTATTGCATCGGCTTTGCCTTGCTCATAAAAATGATTTGCTAGTGTGTCAGGGTTAGAAGCAGCAAATAAAGATTTGTGAAAATCCTGTGCGTTAGTAAGCATTTTATCTTCATTAACATATTTATTAAAAACATTTAATAAATCACTTTGATTTTCTTTTACTTTATTTGCATCATTCACATTGAATCTAAATTTTTTGTCTCCAACTTTGAAATTAAAACCTTTAAAATCATTATTGAAAACTTTATTAGTTTCATTTTTAAAATGTGATGTTTGCTTTTGAAGTAACTCTTCAGCTTGCTTTTGCTCATTATTATAACGATTGAAAAAATCTATTGCTTTTTGTTGCTCAGGAGCTAACTTAGAATTCAACTTGACTTCTTTGTAATACTGATCCTTGAGCCCTGTTAAAAAACCTTTAGCATTTGCAACCGCTTCTTTATGAGCTAATTTTTTTCTTTTTATTGTTCTATCCTCATCTATTTCTTCATCAAATGAAAATTCATCTTCTATAAGAAATTGTATTTCATCATAGCTTAAATGAGGTTTGGTTTGTTTATAATATTCTGTCAATAATGTGCTATCATCAACATTTGAATAATCTGCGTTTAATCGAGTGTAGTCTTCTAAACTTCCACCTGTTTCTTCCATAAACTTAATCAAGTCTTGGATATTTTCTGGTAAATTTAATTCTTCTTTAACTTTTGCTTCTTCAACCGATTCAGTTTTACTTTCTTTTTGCTCTGCGGTCGATGCAGCTTCATCATCACTAGTTTCTACTTCATTCGTTATTTCTTCTAATATCGGAGTTTCTTTTTCTTCATCCCGCACATCTGCATTACTGATTTTTTCTCCGGTAGGTTCTTCAGCTTTTTCTTTGATGTTTTGTTTTTGAACTTCTTCGCTAGTTTTGGATTCGTTGCGTACAGGAATCTCATCTGTGCTTTGCTCTGGAACGGCATCTTTTTGTTGTTTTTGTTCGTTAATTTTGTTTAAATCTAATTTGTACATTCCATCTTCTTTAGTGGATATACCGGCATTTTCTAATACCGTTTCTTCTTTTTCGGCCATAGACTTTGGTTGTTCGTCTACAGCTGAAACTTTAATGTCTTCTGCCATAATAAAATATTATATAATTGTTTAAAATTTATCTCGGATCAAATTGCTCTAATCCAAATCCACCTAAATTATCAAATCCCGCGGACTCAAAGTTTTTTGGTGGTTTACCAGATTTTCTCTGATCTATTAATTCACTTTGTTGGGATGCTTGTATTTTCGTTCTTTCGTCTTTTCTATCTTCCTTATACTTCTCTTTATTTTTAATCACATCTGCATCGGCTGTTTTAAGCCGTATATTCAATTCAAATTCAAATTGCATTAATTCTTTTTTAATTTGAGCTTCTCTTTCAAGTTTTGCAATATCAAATTGATTTTGTGCTTCAGCGATTTGCACCTTGCTTTCAGCAATACCCTGCTGTTTTTGAATATCTGCCGCTGCCGCTGCTTGGGCTGACTGCGCGTTTGATTGTGATTGAGCTTGGATATTTTCCATTTGGATTTGTCTATCCTTGCTAAATTTTTGCTTTCTTCTTAATTTTAGTAATTGATTAGCTAACTTAAGATTTTTAATTTCTCTTACATCAATAGCATCTTCTAAATTTATTTGTTGCTGTTGAAGAGCCATTTGAATATTATTTTCAAGCAATTGTTTTTCTTCTTCGTCCGGTGTTAATTCTAAAAAAATACCAAAATCATGTATATGAAGATTATATAATTCTTCCAACGTACCTACATTAAATTTACCTAAAGATTGTATAAATGATTTTTTAGTGTTACTGTATTCCAAAACATCAGATATTCTTAAAGAAACCGCTTCAGCTGTTTTTAATGTTAAATATAAACTAGCTTGCAATATATGTCTTGTAGCTGTATTACTATTAGCTGCTGCTAATTTTTGTAAACCAACTAACGCATTTTTATCAGGCGTGCTTCCATCTCTTGCTTCATTTAAACCAGTTACATCTCTCATCACTTGTAAATAATAATTGTAACTATTAATTAAACTTGAAATTTTTGCATTCCCTCCACCTGCTCTTAATTCTTGAATAGGTACTCTACCATTATTAAATTCACCATCTTGTGTCATTGATCTACCAATAACAGAACCTGTTTGGAAATACATATTCAATGCTTCTTGCGGATTGTAATTTGTTCCATTACCTAAATCCACTTCAGCAATACCATCCGCATCTAAAAATACCCCATCGGGAACCATTCTTGAGAGTACTTGTTGTAATTTAAGATGCGTTATTTGAATCATATCTGCGAACGACGTCATTCTGCCAACTAATGATTCAGGCTTACCTTTATATATTCTTGGCGATACAATATTATAACTCATTGCAACTTTAGTTATATCAGATTTCGGACGTGTCATATTAACACATTTTTTCCATTCTAATATATTTTCATGCCCAATAATTTTAGCGCCTTGATACAATACTTCAATTGATCTGTTTACTTTTTCAAATCTTGATCTTGTGTCTTTCGGTGGATTAAACTGGTCTGTTTTTTCAATTGCTTTTTCAGCGCCACTAGATGTTTGTTTTATTTTATAAACTTGATTTTCAAAAGTTTTATATTCAAAATACAGCACATATACATAGTTTTTATCTTCAGCGTCTGAAGTTGTATATGATTTATTATATAATTTTAAATTACCACCTTTACCTTCTATTTTTTTTATATCTTCTTCGGTAAGTTCAGGATAGCGTTTTTTAAGATCAATTAAACTTACTCTTCTTACTTCACCTACATAATATATATCATCAAAATATGGTGATTCGGTATATGAATAAACTAAATCTGAAGGATCTACATATTCTAATTTAATACCCTCAGCGGTGTTAAAACTGTTTTTAACAGCCGCAATACCTAAAACAGTTATATCGTAATCTAATCTTTTCTTTAATAAATGATATTTATTTAAATCAAATATATTAGTTAAAGCCTGTTCTTGTGCAATTTCAGTTGATTGTTTGTAGCTTAGCTGCATGTGAAGTGATAGTTCTTGATCGTTTTCTGGTAAATTCTTAGGATCAGTTTTAAAAGTATTTACACCAACTGCTTGTTGTATTCTAGATTTAAAATCTCTAGCGTACATATCACTCATCATGTTTTCTACATATTTAGTTCTTTTCTGTGTAGAAATATCATCAACTGAATATGCTTTTATGTCATATGTTCTTTCAGCAATACCATTTACTACTATATCTACAAATTTAGGTATAATAGGAACAGGTTTCCAATCTAAATTTAAATATGATAAATCACCGTTAATGGACAATTCATCTTTGTATTTCTGTATACTCTGTTCACCTCTTGCATATAGTCTTAATCTGTGAAAATTATCTCTATTTGCAAAATAACGTGTACTCCCTGAGTCTTTTTTGAACCATTCAGCTTCAATAGCTTTTGCAACTTGCATCCCATATTCATAGGATGACTTTTCTGCATCTGGTACAGCTTGACTTGGAAAAATACCTTTTGTTATTACTTTCGCCATTTATTGTATTATTTTTGAAAAATTGCCTTTATTATCATATTTAGCAAAACTAAAGTTTACTTTATTTTTTAATTGTGTGCTAGGTTTTGGTGTGTATAAGTTTTTATTGCATGCCATAATAGCAAGCCCTGAACTTATCGCAGCATCAAATTTTGTTCTTTTATTTATATCAAATTTAGCCCAATCATTTAATGTTTCATTAAAATATAAATCACCGTAATCGCCATCTGTTTTAATTCCTACATATGAATTTATATAACTTTCAATTGCAGCAGCATGCGCTTGTCTAATGTCTTCGCTTGAGTTTGGTATACCACCTATCTCTTTTTCAGCAGCTGATAGTTTATTCCAGACTTTATCAGGCCTATTAATTGAATAACCTCTATAACCTCTTCTTTTTAAATAGTATAACAATCTTGGTTTATTATTTTCTGCAAGTATTGGCATACCATAAAAGTGTAATGCCATAAGTATATCTTCAAAAAACATCTCCGCTGTTTGCGGCCTAGCTATATATTCTAAAAAAAATCTATTTGTGGGAGCTTCTTCCATACTAAATTTAGTAAGGCCATGCAGTGATCCTTTAGAACCTTTGCCATCAGTAGTTCCAGATATATCATAACTATCACAGCCAAAAGCACCAACATGTTCATTTCCTGGGTGCTTGGTTCCATTTTTTACAATTACTCTATTTTGTAAATTTTTACCTGGTACCCAGCTTACATTAAATCTACCATTTAAATTTGGTACAAATTCTACTTTCGAATCTTTGATCCCATTTTCCCACTGAAAACTGCCGCGAGTAACAAGAGCAGAGTATCTAGCTTCTTCATTAAAATCAATTTGTTCGTAAATCTTAGCAAGATTAAATATGCTATTTTTAGTTTCATCTCTGAAAGCATGCTCTTCAGTCCTAGGAAATTGTCTATAAAATTCATTTAAACCGTCTTGATCTCCTTTTAATCCAGCAACTTCATTTTCCCAGTGTTCAATAACCCCGACATCAATAAGTTCTCCGAAATTATCTTCGACTGCTTTTTTTGGTGTATTGAATACAGGTAATCCATAAGAATCAATGAATCCTTCGAAGTTCCATTCCATAGGTATGAACAAACTATAGAGTCCTGAACGAGTTTGTCCATTACGGTTTCTTTTTGTGACATTTGAGTCATTGTATAATTTTTTAAAATTTTCACCACCTTTGTCTAATGAGTTACTTGTTGAGCCCATCATACATTTACCAATAACTCTTGAGCCTAATCTTAACGTGGTTTTTGTAACTCTCCAGTTGTTGAGTATGTTCTCGGGCCTCTCCCATTTACCTGCTTCATCGTGGACGAGGAGGGAAAGCTTTTCACCGTCGTACGAGTTATCTCCTGTGTTTTTCCAGTCGATGGTAGTATCCAGCCCTGAGAGCTCCTCGGTCCTTTGGTTTGTGAGTATACTCTTTTTTGTAAATTTACTTGCGGGTACACGATAAGCCAATTCTGTCTTAGGTCTATCCATTCCATCTTGTATGGGTTTAAAAAAGAATGGGTAATTAACGGATATTGGTACGACTTTATCTGTAAACATTTTTTTTGCATCAGATCCTGATTTTGATAATATACCAAACCTAGAGTCTGAAGAGATGGTAGCTTGGTTAACAGTCTCTGCCGATGCCATGAATGAAAAGCCACTCCGTCTATTTTTGAGGTAGCACATTCCGTAGCATCTTGTATCTGCTTTGCAAGCTTCCCAGAATATAAAGAATAATCTATTTGCTTCTCTGAAGTCTGGAGCACCCACGTCGATTTTAGTCCATTGCAGGTACATATAATGAGAGCCAGTGATATAAGTAGGAACATTTTTGTTATAGAACCAATAACCTTCATCACGTTTGGTAAATTCACTATTAATATGCCCATTCCATTTTTCTTTAAAATTATTTGGTAAATCTTTCCAGTCAAATATAGTTTTTAATTTTTCTAACTCTTTTGGATAATCTGATTTAGTCCATTTATTTTTTCCACTATTCAAATTTTTTGGCACCGGCGGTAATGCTATTTTTAAATTTTGTATATCATATATTTCACCAACCTGTCCAGTGTGACTAATAACAACTACATCATAATCTTTATCGTAGCCATATTTCCACTTTTTTGCTTTATTAAGTCTTTTAATAGTATTTATTTTTATAGGCTCTATAACGCGATATAACGATTGATTATACATTACTTAGATCTTCTTTCAGCAAAGCCTTTAAATGACTCTGGTTTTTCTTCTATATTTCTTCCCTCAAGTAATGCTTTTTCAATTTCAATTCTATTTAAAATCTCGAACGCATCGAATATTGCAAGCTTTTTAGTTGCTGCAGCATTTTTTAATCTATCGGCTGAAACATCATCTTCAGTTTCAATTATAGGTTCTTTAGCTACTTTTATAAGTTCGTTAACTGCTCTATAGCCAGCTTGGATTATATTCTCTTTCTGTTCCTTCGCGTTCATACTTAATAGATATTGAATTTGTTGGTACTCTATACATTCTCTCACCGTCAACAATAAATTCATATTCACTGCTTGGTGTAAAACCAACTAAATCTTCTTTTTGTATATCTTTAAGTTTTTTATCAATATACTTTATAATACCACGTAAGGGTATTTCTTTTTCAATAACATCATTTGATTCAATTGGTTTAACAAAACAAAAATCTTTAGGCGCTTGCCATTTATGATTTCGTTTATATAAAAATATTTGATCTAATGTTACAAAGTATTTGTCTTCTTTATAGTAACTTCTACTATTTTTTTCAATACCTCTAACATCATACCATCTCCTAAAAACATTATGATGTACAATAACTTCATCACCAACTTGCATTTCAGTTTTCTGTAATTTAGGTGTTGCTACCACTATAGCATTACGACTAACATATTGATGGCTAGAAATTTCTGTATTTAACAATAATTCTTGGCCGTCAATATATTTTTTATTATCGTATCTTTCGTTTTTAGGTTTAACTATAAAGTTAAATAAACTTTGCATTAATATTGTAAATTATATTCAACAGCTATAGCCATATTTTTATTAAAATCTTTCCACGGTAATATTTCGTTATTTTTTTTTAATATAAATAGAAAACTTATTATCTTTTTCTACAATGTCACATATTACGTGCCCACCATATACTTCTTGCCCTACTGCGTAGTGCATAGCGTCATTTTTATAATCTCTACCTATACTAATTTTTCTTACCAATGACATGATTTTATTCTACTACTTCGGGTTCTACAACCTCTTTTTCTTCAATTGGTTTGTAGGTTCCGTCCTGGATATTGATTTGTACTTTACCATACTTTTCTTCCAATTTCGTTTGGAATTTGTTTAAATCAGATTGAACCTCAGTAGCAGCATGATTAATCTGGTGCTTTTGTAATTCGAGGTTTCCAATTTGCGTTGCCGCATTGTTTAGTTTCCCTACATATCCTTGTAGTTCTTCTAATTGTTCTGGTGTAATTTTGTTTTCATTCATGGTTTTAAAATTAAATTATTAAATTATATTTACTTATTTATTATTATTACTTATTTTACTGGTTTTCTAATTTATGTAGTTTCTTCTACGGGATTTTATTCAACAGTAGAAGCAAAAGGCATATGAAAAGTTGTTTCAGTTGGCGTAATCAATTTTTCAATTTGGCTGTTTAAATTTGCTTTCATTGAATTTACATCTAATCCATTTTCTAACCAACCAATTATCATTTCTTCTGTAAGATCTACATAAGCCGTAAAATTGGCTACATCGTATTCTACTCCATAAGTTCCAATAGAACTTACTGAGTGCTCTTCATTTTCATCAGTAGCACTATAGCCCCAATGTACTGTGTATACAACGTTTTCGTTGCCATCTTCTACTGCGACCTTTGCATCTAATGCATTAATGGTCCATTTGTAAGTGTTTGCCATTTTAATTATTTATTTGTGATTTTAAATTTTCTATTTCTGCTTTTAATTCTTGTATCGCACCAACTAATAATGGTACTAATTTAGACTGGTCAATTCCTTGATACTTTTCGTTACCATCTTCATCTACTTCATCTTTATCTCCACTTATAGCTTCTGGCACTATATCTTGTACTTCGTGTGCTAAAAAGCCATCGTATGTTTTATCAGGATTTGCAATAAAATTAAATCGACTAGGTTTTAATTGACTAACTCTATCTAAAGCATCAGTCATTTCTACTACATTCTCTTTTAATCTATAATCCGATGATGAACCAAAACTTGTAGTAGAACCATCTGTTATTACACTTCCTACAGCTCCATTTGGATTTCTGAAAATCACTACTGTTTCAGAACCTGTTGATGAACTTCCAACGTGTAAAATTCTTCTATTATTATCTGCTGCTTCAAAATAAGCAAAATCATTACCTTTTGTACTCGTACCAAATAATATATCACCACTTGATGATATGCGCATTCTTGAATTACCTGAAGTAAAGAAACCTAACGTATCACTAGCGGGTCTATATATACCTGCTCCAGACTGAGGTAAAGCCCCAGTACCTGTAATTTGTATTGTACCTGCAACTTTTAAAGTGTCATCAACAGTAGTTTCACCATTTATATAAGCAGTTCCGTTTACTTCCAATTTATAACCAGGCGAAGTTGTGCCGATCCCGACGTTGCCGCCAGCTTTAAAAGTTACTTTAGTACTGCCACCTGATTGAAAATAATGGTCAGATGTTGCATTATATGACAATGATGCAGAACCTTTTAAACCATAGTCACCACCATTAAATTTTAAATAACCACCTGTAATATCTAATTTTTCATCAGGCGAATCAGTTCCAATTCCTACATTTTGTGATGAATCTATGGTTAATGCTAAAGTACCATTAGTTTCGAATTTTAATGCTCCACTCACAGCTTCTAGTCTTGCATTATAAGCGTTGTCAGCAGCATTTCTAAAACTTAAAGAACCTGTACCATCTGAATCTCTACCCACAACCCAAATATTATTAGCACTA